CGCCATCAAACTTTCTATCAGATAATTTAAAATGGTTTCTAGGTATGTTTTGTAGATTAGGGTCTCTAGATGATAACCTACCTGTTAAAGTACCCCAATTACAGAAAGACGAGTGTAAAACAGGGATTTCATAAGGCTCTATTAAAGATTCTACATAAGTACTCTTTAATTTTTCTAAAGTTCTATACTGTCTTACTAACCCAGCAATAGGATTATTTATTCTAGCTAAAGCTTCTTCACTCCAAGACTGTTTTCCTTTCGGAGTTTTCACAGGAGATTTAATACCTCTTTTGTTAAGAGCTTCCCCTAATTGTTTAGTACTCCCTATATTTATTTCAGGGTCATCTAGTAAAGTTTTAACCTGTTTTTCTACTTCTTGTTTTCTAGTTTCTAACTTATCTATCAAATCTTTCGCATACTCTAGATCAATCGGAATACCTCTTCTTTCCATATGATTTAATACTTTAGTTAATTCACATTGTGCTTCAAATAATTCCGTTTGCTTGGATTCTTTTATATCTAACATTCTATCTTCATGTAATTTAGCAGTCCATTTCACATCTTGCTCGCAATATTCCCCTAATATATCTACAGGAGCCAAAGAAAAATCTTTGTGCCATTTATTAGACTTTAAAATCTTCTTAGTTTCTATGTCATATGAAGCTGCTTTCTTCCCATAACTCCTAGATATTGTAGAAGTTAAATCTAAATCTCGGATAGTAGTAGGTTCAGTTAAACGTACCATTACTAAGACATCAACTAGTTTAATGTTGTCGGTATCTAATCCTTCCAATTCTAGAAATTTTAAATCGAATTTAATGTTATATCCGATTAGAGTCTCTCTTTGACTCATAACCTCTATTAAAGGTTTCAAATATTTCTTGATAATTAGATTCCCACCCTGTTGATGTCGAAAGGGAAAGTAATAAGTATCTCCTTCCTCTGTTCCTATTCCTATTCCACATAATTGGTTACTGTGAAAAGGGTCTAAACCATTGGTTTCAACATCTACTATCCATGATTTCTTTGGGAGAATTTTATCAATAACTTCTTGATAATTTTCTGTGTTTACTATCATTAGTCAAATAGACTTACGTCTTTAGACTCTTTACCTGTTTCTAGATCTGCAGAATATCTGTTTTTATAATACTCCTCTATAGATATTAACTCTGAAGTATCTTTATCAGAAGTGCTAAGTTCTCTTGTAGAAGCTGCTATACTATAGGTAGTTTCTAATCCTGCTCCATTTCTTTTTACTCGGATTACACCTTTATTAAGGGTTCCCCACTCTTCAAAGACATCTACTAATTGATTCCAAACATACCCACCTCTTCCAAAAGGTAGAGCCATTATTCTAAAATCATTAAGTTCTTCTTTATATAAGGTTTTACCACTAGGGCCTTCTATTGCAGTCCAACTATCTACTCTTCTTTCTACATGTAAGGCTTCATATATATGTACCCACATTGCAAACTTCTTTTGAACTCTAGAATCTTCAGGTATATTTAATGATACTCTGATTTTATCTACATCATCATCTTCTGTTATTAAAACGCTTCTAAATCTATTTCCTTCTCTCCACGTCAGCATCTGTATTTCAGAAACAAAAGGGTCTCCTTCTTTACCATCTCCTGCTGCAGAAAGGAAAACTTGATCTCCATCTCTTAAAAAGTATTCTTTTGAATCTACGTTTTGGGTTTGTAATCTTTCTTGTATTCTTGATTGTATTCGTGCTATTCCACTCATATTTATTTCTCCTATTTTTACCAAAAATTTCTGTTGTTAATAATTGTATTTAATGTTACTGTATTTTTTATTTCTTGAACATCTTTAAATTGCTTTGGTAAATCTATTAATGATACTATACCATCTTTAGAAAGTGTTGTCAAGGCATTATCAGCAGCTTTTTTACCTGTTTCATCATTATCTAAACAAAGAACTAATTCTTGTGTAGGCAATCCTATTAATAGTTCTGCTTGTCTTCTAGATAAATGTGCCCCTAATAGGGCTACCGATGGATGTCCATGTTTGTCTAACCACATAGCATCTAAAACACCTTCGGTAATACAAACATAATTACTACTGTTAATTCTATTTGAACCAAATAAAACTAAAGATTTCTTTAACCCATATGAATATAGATATTTAGGGACTGCACTAACTCTTCTAGCAATCCAACCCACTAATCTAGTTCTATCATCATATATAGGTATGATTAAATCGTTGTACTTATTGGTTCCACACCCCCATTTAAACAAGGTTTCTTCATCAAATCCTCTATCAAATATCCAACTTGGATAAGATTCTGATATAAAATCTTCAGGTAGAGTGACTTCTTTTAAATCGCCTTGCTCTTCTTCAAAAGTATAGAATTCATCAAATAAATCTACATTGTATTCAACATCAACATCATGTCCTAATCTCTCTGCAAAGGTTTTTAATGTACCTGACCCACAACCTGCGAAACAAATCCAAGCTTCTTTTTCTATATTAATAGAACAAGATGACCTTTGATCATCATGAAAAGGGCATAGAATTGAGAATTGATCTCTATCTAGAGGAACATTTATTCCTATATTTAATAATGTTGATGTCCAATCAGCCATTTACTTATTTCTTAGCCGATGTTTCTAAAGCTTTTACTAAAGCCCAAAACTTCTTCATCAAAGCACTTCTTTCTTTAGCAGATATTTTACCATCTTGCATACTTGCAACTGATACTTCTACTAAATCTAAGAGCTCAGGAAGAATACTTCTGTACTTAAAAATCATTCTAAGCATGTTTACTCCTTTAACTTCTCTTTAATAATCATTCTCATATTTATTATACTCTTCAATTATACCTTTGTCTACATCCCATTTTAAACTTACTTGGTAAGTTGGTAGCTCACCATCTCTATATTTTTGAAATTTAATATCTCGTTTTCTATTTTCTTTCTGACTTGATAAACTTATCTCAGAAATTTCTGTTTCAGGTTTTCTCATTGCAATGGCTACGTCTGCAGCTCTAATTAAAGCATCTCCAAAAGCTACATGTTCAGGTCTTGGGAAAGCTGAAGTGTCAGCTGCTTCTCTAGTGGCTTGAGTAGAAACAACTATTGGAATATTAAAAGATAAGCAAAGATTTTTAATACCATAAAATAGTGCGTGGGACTGCTCCCACATCTGCTTCTTACCCCCACTTTTAGTAGTTACTAAGTAGATACCATCTAAAACTACTAATTCAGGATTATATTTTCTAATTAAACTAGCTATACCTTCTAGAGATATACTAGATTCTCCTTCTATATGATCACATATCAGTAAGTTTTTAGAGTTTTGATTAGCTAAAAATTCCTTGTAAGACTTTTCTTCTATCTCTCCACCTGTTCTTAAACCTGTATGAGAGAAACTATAACCCATTTTATGTGCTAGTACAACATCTAATCTTAAACTTATAGCTTCTACAGGCATCTCAGTAGATATTAATAAGGTCTTAACACCTTCTTTAACTGCTGTAGCTGCTATATCTACACACATCCAAGTCTTACCTACAGTTGGTCGAGCATAAAAAGCTATTAATTCACCGGGTAACCACCCTACTCCCATATCATTTAACATGCTAAAAGGAGTTTTTACCCCTCTTAAACCATCTTTAGTGTTTTCCTTCTCTTCTTTTCTCTTAATCCACTCTTTAAATCTTTCATCACTACCTTTATCATACTCTACTATATCATCATCTCCATGAATCATAACATCATCTAATAAAGAACTTATTTGAGATATGGCTTTTTTAGGATTTTCCTGTAATAACTCTTTGTTATTTTGAAAGGCTTTAACAGCCCCCCTAAAAGTGACTTGATTTTTAAAAACTCCGATTAAATAATCTAAATTAGTATCGGCAGCTTCAGGATTAAGTTCCGGAAAGTTTGCTGTCAAGAGTCCTTGAGGAGGAAAATCTCCATTTTCATCTACATACGCATTTAGCCATTTAAATGCTTTGCCATGTTTAGCAAAATCTGAAGAAGAATATTTAAATTTTCTTAAAGCTACTTTACTATTTAAATTAAAAATTAAACCTGATTCTATAAACTCGTTATTTTCCATTATTATCCTATTGGGTATATTATTCTATTACTATTATTTTCTAAATACACATAATATTCTACATCATCTTTTGTATTGTTGTCAACATATTCTTTAGCTATTTTAAAACTTGTAGTTTTTTTCTGTTCCCATGTTTTATTTGTTTTTTTATTGTAACCTATAATAGTATATATTCTTTTTTCTGCATCTTCTTTTTTATAAAACCCACCACTTCCCTTTCTGTTTTTAAGAGGCATGTTCAATCTTCTCCTTATATAAGTTTTCAAACTTCTTTCTAATTTTATTTCTAACTCTATAAGCCGATTCTTCTAAATCTTCACTAATTTCTACCATTGTTAAATCTTCAAATCTTAATTCTATGTACTTTTTTTCTTTTTCAGTTAACTTTAAATTATCTAAAATATCAAATATCTCAATTTCATCTATAAAAGCTGAAGCTCTTATATCTTCTAAAGCTTTAGAGATTTTAAATGGTACATACTCTGATTCGCTATACATAATTAACTTATCCATACTAGTAGGATGTATTTTTTTCTGAGCTTGAGATATAAAAGTTCTTATAGTGTTTATCATAGCTGTATGTAAATAGGTATGGAAGGAAGTATTTTTATTAGGGTTAAATTTTTTAGCTGCTTTTACAATTACTATTCGTAATTCTTGAACTAAATCTTCTTTATCCATACCCTGAACTGATGTAGTAGCTAAGATTTTATGTATTTTAGCTTCCCATTGTTCAACTAATTGATCTGTAATTTCCATTTTAATCCTTGAATTTTTTGTCTTTTGTCTCGCAAAGTTTCCCACAATATATTTTTTTAGAGCCTAGATTATACGCTTGTATTACTTTAGACCTTTCTTTTATAAAAGGTTTTCCTTCTCTTGGGCAATCCTTATAGGAACAATTTAATTCTATATTATAATAAGTCGTTTTACAAGCTTTAGAACAGAATGTTTTCTTGGCTTTTTTCTCGTTATAACGATTTTTTCTTCTAATTGTCATAACTACTTCTTTACATTGGAGACAATATACATGTCTACTTTTAAACCCACTTGGAATTCTAGTAACCATTCCATGTTGTTGTAAAACTCTATTGACATATTGCCTACTATAACCCATTCTTTTAGCTATTTCGCTAGTACGCATAAAAGGATTTTCCGTTTTAAAACGTATAACTTTAGTTTTTGTAGGTATTTTTGCAGGCATAATCAATTAGAAATGAAATAGATGTGAATGTTCCGTATCAGAATCAACAAATTTAATATCATAAGTAATAGGCTGTATTTTATTTGTTGCAAAATCATGTATTGTAGCTACGTCTCCCCCATTAGCGTTATCCTGATTACTTTGTCCTCCTTTTATAATACCTATTACTACCGAATCTTGGGGAAAATCTGTAGATGTCCAATCTAT